CTCAGTATCCAAACGCATACAACTTCATTTTTACACATAAAGCTCCGCTACTTGATCCAACCGCTCTCATGCAGAAGCACGATTTTGTAGATGGATTTAGAAATAGATTTGAAGATAAAATGCCAGAGCACATTCGTAAAAAGATTAACGAATATCGTAAAGAAAGACTCACAAAGACAGATATTTATTGGTCAACATATCACGATTGCCCATTTGTAAATAAACAACTAGTGTCTGAATATCGATCAATTAGCGCATCTGGTTGGTATTCAAAAATGTATGCAATTATGGTCAGTATTGCTGCTAAAGCACTCAGAGCACAATATCCTATAATGCCTGAGCAAATAACTGAATTGTGCAAACAGATAGATAATGATACAGGTGGGTGGTATAAACACAGACCATTGACGAAGGAAGCAGCTCGAGCCATTGATTATTCAATGAAAAATTTATAGAAAATCATAAGTCGTTAACAGTCAACGACTTAACTTTTTATTAATAAATTTATATAAAAGTCATAAGCCGTTGACTGTCAACGATATTGAGTCCTGTACAAAAGGCTCAAAATAGGGTATAATAGTAGTATAAGATTGAGAAACACCTATACTATTATGACAAGACCCTATACAAACCGAATCCTAGAAATTATCGACAATGGACATTTCGAAGCCGACCCAGAATTTATTCTGAAAGAACTCATGCTTTGGTTATCTGAAGATGAAGTGAAAAAGTTCTATTTGAACTCGCTTATGAACACTTATGATGTGGAAGACATCCCATATGCTTGAAGCAACAATTGAAATCTGGTCGAGTAAGTCTCGTGACTATGGAACATATTCTCTTTTTGAAAAAGATGAATTGATCAAGACTTACACTAAGTATTATAACACTTACAGCTCTAAAAGAGCTTTATCATTCGCTCGTCGCTTCAAGAGAAAAATGGAACGTGACGGTAAACTAACTAACAATGAGGCAACAGTCATTACAATTAAATAATTATGAATAAACTAACAACACTATTAACAGCAGCAGCATTAATCAGCACATCGGCTCACGCAGGAGACTATGACTATATTATTAGGGATATCGCAGTCGGAGCAATCGGCGGTGCCATCATCGGTAACAATGTCGGAGATGGAGACTCTGAAACTGGAGCGATCATCGGCGGAGTGGCCGCTGGCGCCGCGGGCGAATGGGGCCGTCGAAGTAATCAAAAGAGCCGAGGTTACAATTCAAACTCACAATCAGTCACAATTGTTAAACAGGCTCCACAAGTTCAGGCTCACCAGCAACAGGTTCAAGTTAAGGAGCAAGTATGGGTAGCAGACGAATATGTAACAGATGTTAGTGGAAATGTTCTATATACTATTCCTGGTCACTATGAGACACGAGTTGTTACTAAGACAATCACTGTTTATCGATAATATTTAAATCACATTATATTATGACAGAAGTTGAAAGATTAAATCTCATTAAGTCTCTGGTTAAGAAGGCTAAGAAGAAAACAAAACGGGCCTCAAAGGAAATTCAGAGTGATTTTGTGCCCTTGGAACCAACAGCTCCTACTGAATTTGATATTCATGAAGAATTCGATAATCTAACCCGCTATACAGCAAATCAATACATTAATAATGAAGACTAGAATTTTTGATCGTTACGGAAGGGTCGCAGCAGTGGACCACAAATATACTGGAGAAGAACCCAAATGGGACGGGTGTGAATCTTGGCCAATTGAGAAATTTATGAAGGAACGTTCCCGAATGTTCAACTTCTATAATTACTATTGTTCGGCTAAAGATCTATTCGATGACCTTTTGAAATGGATGCCAACTAATGGATACACAAAGCAGCAAGTGAAGTTGATTAAGTCTGAGGGTGAACGCTGTGCGAATATCACATGCTTAAAACTAGCTCGGGCTATGAATAATGGTATGATTCCAACACGAGATGATGTTATGGAATATATCGAATCTAAACCTGGTCTATCCTGTGATGAAGCGCACGATGATGTCGCGTTTCTTAAGGCTGAGATTGATTCTATCCTTCGACGCAGTCAAGCAAGCATACAAGCGCAAGCCTCATTGAACACAGAGGACTCTAATGTGAAGATTCTTTCCCCACTTCAACGTCTTTCTAATAAAGTCAATAAGACTATTATCTCTGAATTAGAGATTATGATCGATGATAAAGGATGGGCAGAAAATCAGACAAGTGTTGACTCGATTAATCTGATTCAACTCCTAAAGGCTAATTCAATTCCCGTGAAAGGATTGAAAGATATCTATTCGTGGCTAGAGGTCTATCGTGAAAGCCTTCAGAATGCTTTGGATAAGACAGATGAGTTTGATATCGAAGGATGGTCTTTCTTACCCAAGCCAGGTATTCGAAGCCGCTTGAAGGCTATTCAAGCGATGATTACACAGCTTGATAAGTATTCATCTTCTAATAAGAAGGTTCGTAAGGTTCGAAATAAGAAAGTGAAGTCCGCTTCATTACAAGTTAAGAAACTTAAATATAAAGAATCGGATGATGACTTCGGTATCCAATCTGTCTCTCCATTGAATATCCCTGGTTCTAGAATGGTTCTTGTATTCAACACAAAGACTCGAAAGTTGGGTGTGTATGAATCAGATAATCCTATCAGTGTCAAAGGAACTAGTCTAAAGGAATGGAATGAAGAGAAAAGTTTCTCATTGACAATCCGTAAGCCAGATGATATAATTCCTATTCTATTAAAGAAATCAGAAAAGGTATTCACAAAGGCTATCGATGATCTAAAGACCAAGCGTGGTAAAGTGAATGGCCGAATCAATAAAGACACTATCTTACTAAGAATATTATGAAACAAGCAGTAGTTATTACACCTAGCATTACAAAAGAGGCTCTAAGAAGTCAAGTCGAAATATTGGTTCATAAAGATAAGATGACTTATGCCGAAGCAATCTGTGACATTTGCGAAGGCTTAATGATTGATCCACAAGATATTGTGAGATTGGTTACAGGCCCACTCAAAGCCAAACTTGAAGCAGAAGCGATGGATAGAAACATCATAAAGAACAACACAACTAAATTATTTTAAATTATGGGAAGATATTATACAGGAGATATAGAAGGTAAATTCGTTTTCGGTGTTCAAAATAGTTTTGCAGCAGATCGATTTGGTGCAGAGCCAAGGGTGTTATATCAATTCGATGATTCACATATTCCAGAACTTGAAAAAGAATTGGCTGCTATTGAAGAAAGTGTCAGCATAGATAATCTTAAAGAGTATCACAATGGCCCTGACTGTGACACATTCAATGGTCTTGAAGAAGAGGACTATTCAGATTATGCTGATTACATTCTAGGAACAAAGATACTTGATTGTGTAAAACTCAATGGAGAATGTATGTTTGAAGCAGAAATGTAATGTCGGGATTTGAATCATATTCAATTTACAATGCACTGCTATTACATTATAATAGTGACTCTTATAATGCTTATAAATACCACTTCAAGACAAGAGTGAGTAGAGCTTCCTTTGAAAAAAGGCGAGATCGATACTTTTTCGAAAAACTGGGTCGGAAGTATGATTCAGATTCCTTGAAAAAATTCTATACAGCTAATATCATTAAGGAAGTTAAATGGGTTGGATCAATGACAGAGAGTAACTATAAAGAGTTGCAATCTCGATTAGATTCAGTATCATACCGCTTCAAGACTGATATAAAACTACTTACTGATGCAGAGGAGTCATTTGACAAACTTTGCAGATGTGAGAATGGAAACAACTTAATAATAGATTACCTTTGTTCAGAAAAGATCAGCATTGAAACTGTGTCAATTCTAGATCAGATGGTAAACTTTATTAATGATACACTGCCGATATTAAATGATCCTCTTTCTTTTAAGAAGGGTCAAGCAATGTTGGCACAGAAATACAAGTACAGCTTAGTTGATATAAACATGAAAAAAATGAAAGATATAGTAATTAAAGAGTTTACTTTTTAACTATATTAGTCTATAATGGTTATATCGATTAAATACATCGTAATACAAAAACAAAATACTAACAATACAAATAATATACAAATAATATGTCGTTTCAAGAACTAAAACAAAAACGTGCCGAAGCAATTGCAAACCTAGTTAAGGCTGCAGAAAACACTTCTGAAAAGAAGTCATATGGTGATGATCGTATGTGGGCACCAACAGTAGATAAAGCAGGTAATGGTTATGCCGTTATTCGCTTTCTTCCAGCAGTCGAAGGCGAGGATCTCCCTTGGGTTCGTTACTGGGACCACGGCTTCAAGGGCCCAACTGGTAAGTGGTACATCGAAAAGTCTTTGACTTCTATCGGTCAACAAGATCCAGTAAGTGAAATGAATACTCAACTATGGAATAGTGGTATCGAATCGGATAAAGATGTTGCTCGCCAACGCAAGCGCCGACTCCATCACGTTTCAAATATTCTTGTGATCTCTGATACAGCGAATCCACAGAATGAAGGAAAAGTATTCCTCTACAAGTATGGTAAGAAGATATTTGATAAGATCATGGATGTCATGCAACCTCAATTCGAAGATGAAACACCAGTCAATCCATTTGACTTCTGGGGTGGAGCAAACTTCAAGTTGAAGATTCGTAATGTCGAAGGATATCGTAACTATGACAAGTCTGAGTTCGAAGCACCGACTGAATTGTTTGATGGTGAAGAAGCAAAGTTAGAAACGATTTATGAAAAACTTCATGGACTGAATGAGTTCATTAACCAAGAAAGTTATAAATCGTATGCTGACTTAAAGAAGAAGCTG